GATAACTGAAGATTTTTGTTCACAACAGAAGTGTCCACAGAAACAGCGGCAGCTGTAGAATTTAAAGGCTGTCCGCACTTATTACAGAAGTTAGGTTTAGCGTTAGCATAAGAAATTTTAGTGCCGCAGCTTTGACAGAATAGATGAGCCATACTATGTATTCTACTGTTTATATATTAATTTTCAAAAAAAACAAGGTGTGATGCGTCCTTTTATATATAAGCTGTTCGCCGCTTCCGCGTGAACGCATTTCTTGTTTATGACATATATTATTACACCTTTTCTCGATTTTCCAACTTAGAAATGATGAATTTTAAAATTTTGCTTCTAACAATGTCTTTATTGGTAAACTTAAAAGTAGTAATACCGTTTTCTACAGAATCATCAGTAGAAAATATATCAACCATTTTTTTGAACCCCGTTTTCCCATCAATATCGCTTTGCATGAAGTCTCCACATATGACTAACTTAGTATTTTCACCAATACGAGTAATCAAAGTCGTCAACTCTTTAAATGTAAAGTTCTGCGCTTCATCCGCAACTATAAGTTTATTTTCCCAGTTCGCACCCCTCAAAAAGTTGATAGGTATAGCGTTCACTCTTTCTTTCTGTTTTAAGTAAGCAGTATCACCCTCATGTATTATCTCTTCCAGTTTGTCATAAAGAGGTAGCGTGAAAAGGTTGAATTTCTCCGACATATCTCCAGGAAGACTACCTAGACCTTTATCCGCGCTTTCTACGATACTCCGCACATAAAGAAGGTCTTTGTCTTCCTCCTCAGACATTAACCTCAAACATCCATATAAAGACATGTAGGTTTTACTCGAACCAGCAGGTCCAGATACAAACATTATTTTTACCTCTGGGTCTAACAGCATATCTAGGAATTTATGCTGATTTGGGGTAAATTTGAATTTCCTCTTTTTAAACTTTATTGAAAAAAAGCTGTGAGGCTCCAACTGAATATCAGACAGTTTCTTTGATCCCATATGTTATATATTACACTGAATTTACAATTTTACCTGTTTAATCGTTGCAGTTGTTTGAATAGTCTCCCCTCCTTGGACCGAATACGATTCGGTTAAGACTCTCGCGCCAGCGGGGAATTTAATTAGATCATTACCTAATCCACCTAATACAGTGCTAGATGTATTGCCCTTGAAATTCAATATCAAGTTTATTGTATTTGTGAGCTTCTCTCCGCTGAAGCCTATCAAAGTGTTCAAGCCCGTAGACGATACAGATATCTCCTCCTCGACTCCATCCAGCAACATAGAAGACGCATTCACCGAACCTAAACCGTAAATTGGGGTGCGGGTGTATGTTCTATTGAAATTTATTTGGGATTGGACCTGACCCAACACATCCGCGTTGTCATTAACAACACACGTATGACCATAAACAACAAGATCAGTATCTAAGGGCGGCTCTTCACCACGATATGCATCAGTATCTCCAGTTATACCACCACCCACAGCAGGGTCTAATGAAACAAAATTAGCTTGCAAAATTACTGGCTGAAATGGACTCACGCTCAACGACACATCTTTAGCATAGCACTTGTTGTATATCCCGCTACCCAACTTCATAGTCACAAAATTATCTTGATTAGAATCCAATAAAAAATCCAACCCCGATACCATCCCCGATTGCAATAAACAACTAAATGAGATATCCGCAGATAGCGCATTGTCAAAAGTAAACTGATCAGAAGCATCAATACTCTTGCCCAACTTACGCCTCACACTAGATGCAGTATTGTAACTCACACTCGCTTGCGTGACTGGTAGATAACCATTGGGTTCGTTCGGCGGTGTTACCGCGCCAGCTTGACCTACGTAAACTGGAAATTCGCTGTATGGTATGCTCATTTGTTGTTATTACACTAATTAGTTATGAATTATAGGGGGTCGTGTTTTTTTTTAAACAAACAATCTGAATCATAACCCCGTCAGCGACTGGCTCAAGAATGGGTGGGGGTTTGACTATTGACAAATTGAAGTCGGACTCCCCCCGCCAGTTTGCTACGCAAACCCAAACTAAATTTTTCAGAAATGGGGGGGTGTCAAGTATTAAGTCGCATTATCTTTATAAATTTAATGCTAAAAAAAGCTTTTTGTTTCTGCGGTTCTGTGATATACTTTGCCTATGGAAAAAAATAGCTACAGTGCCAAAGCCGACAGAGTGAAAATAATTGACGAGGTCTACGAGATTGAAAATATCGTGATCGATGGCATCGACCACAGTGACGCGCCAGACTTTTGCGATGCGTTCATCTCTAGCGCAATGATCCGCAAGTTCGATGGCGCATGGCGCAAGGCTACCGATGACGAGATCGACTTCATCATGGAAGACACTGATCTTTTTTGCCAAAAATTAGAAGAAGCGATTTACTAAAATAATAGCAGAAAAAGCTTTTTTAAAATCAAAAACTAGACTAAAATACTGACATGACCGAGACAGACACACAAGAAGCGTTAGAAGCAATGGCCAAAGCCGAGGCCGCATGGAATGCCATGATCGATGAGACCGTGCAGGTTTCTGGGCAGTTCATAAAAGATTGCGAGGAAGCAACCGCTGCCATGACAACGCCATGAAAAATATCCTAGCGTTCATCGCGCTCCTCTTCATAGTTGTCCTCTGCGGCAACTTGGAGGAGGTCGAACACCAAGAAGAGCTTGAAAAAAAAGCAAAAGAAAGTATCGCCAACACCCCATTTTTAAAGTAAAATATTCTCACTATGAACAACACCACAAAACTATACAAGCTCAGTGACTCCGCGCTCAAGAGCGAACTCGTCAACCATGTCGTAACGTATGCGAACGAAGGGCCAAGCTCTATCAAGCAAGACGGCATCAGAACCTTCCTCATTGAAGAGGTAATGCACCAAGGCTTCTCCAAGAAGGATCGCCGCCGCTATGTCACGGCATACACCCGCGACTTAGATGACGGGGCGCAACGCAAGTATCGCACTCTTCATGTCGGAGGGATCACAAAGGTAAGCGGTCGCATTAGCACTGCGGCCCGTATGGTCAAATCTCTTTTCTAGTTTGTTTGCTAGTAGTTCCCCTGCCCCCTGTAATGGGGGGCAGGTTTTCTTTTGCTTGCAAGCAAAAAAGGAATTCTTTTTTAGTTGACATCCTCGCGAAAAACACTAAGGGAAAAAACGCTGTAACTCACTGAGTATCAATGAGTTAGCGCGAACGGCCCCGCCGCCCCGCCTAACTCGTTGAGTATCAACGACTTACGAGGGTTTTCCCCATAGGGTAATTCCTTGCGATGTCAAGCCTTTTTTTGATTAAAAAAACTTTTAATTAATAGCAGAAAAAGCTTTTTGTTTGTGATTTTCTGTAGTAAAATATGCGCATGACCGAGACCAACAAAGACAACATTACCGCCCTCACCAACAAGCAGTTCACTTACACAACCTCTAACAATGGGAATCTCCGCATGTATGTCCTCAAGGGAGTTGAGCGCATCGGCGACGGATTCGCTGTCGTGAAAGTCCTTGATAAAAGCCACGATAGCGAGACGGGAAACAAGCAGGTTTTCAAAACCGTGCGCTTCGCCAATATCGAAAGATAATCAAAAACCAAAATACTGACATGATCGAGACACAAGAAGCACCAGACCCATGCGGGTATTGGAACACGTATGATCGCGGGGATTATAATTTCTCGCCACTCGAACGCTCCATATTGGCGGGTGCTTACGAAGCAAGGCAAACGCAAGAAGCGTTCCAGAAAGAGAGCCAAGAAGCCCTCGACGCAATGGCCAAAGCGGAGGTCGCATGGGACAAGATGATCGACGAGACGGTCCAGTCCTCAGGCGAATTTATAAAAGATTGCGAAGAAGCAATCGCTGCCATGAAAGCATGACAGCGTCACCGCACCAGCCCGTCCCCCCATGTGGGAGGCGGGTTTTCTTGCGCTTACAAGCAAAAAAGAAATTCTTTTTTAGTTGACATCGACGCGAAAAACACCAAGGGGAAAAACGTTCTAACTCACTGAGTATCAAGGAGTTAGCGCGAACGCCCCCGCCGATCCGCCTAACTCATTGAGTATCAACGACTTACAGCGGTTTTTCCCATACTGTGTATCTGCATCATGTCAAGCCTTTTAATCAGAAAAAAAAGATTAAATATATGCAGAAAAACCTTTTTGTTTCCGCTTTTCTGTGATAAAATATTCCCATGTCCGACACTACCGCCACCTACCCTCACAGTTACTTTGGAAAACCCGCGCAAATCTCCCGCTATAACGAGCCCGAGATCATGAGCCACGACCCGAAACAATTAAGCTATGGGGCGATCCAGTTTGCAGACGGCACGGTTTTGCAAGTCACAACCCCCACCTTTATGTGGGCCGCTTTCGGTAAGTAAACCCACCTTCACCAACAACTTCCACCATGAGAATGACACTAAAAAAAATCCAAGACACTTACAAAGACCTAGGCACAATGAATAGCTGGACTTGGGGCGAAAACCCTGAAGAGTTTGAGCAAATGTGTGCCGAAAAATTAGGATCGGTGACTTGCTACCAAGGACAAACGTTCGAGGTGAAATGCTGCCATGCGAATAAAACCTTCTGGAAAGTCTTCACTTCCTAAAAAAAACATTTAAAAGGGGGGTTGACAATCCCCCCGCTTTTCAACCAACACTATACCACCGACATGACTAACACAGCATTTGACGTTGCTAAATCAGCATTTGAACACGCCCAAGAGAGATCCAATCTAAACTTTGATAACTTTATGCAGGAGCAAAGTGCCGCCCGTGACTTAGATTATAAAGTCTCTGAGGCCATTTGCCTCCTGAGCTTGGGTGGAGATCCTCACATCGCCAAACACCTGAACGACGCTCTTGGCACATTCAGAAACAACAAAGTAAAATCAGCGCTATGAATATCCACAACTTTAAAGACCAATCGAACAAGGGCAAAGCCCTTCTCATCCTCACTTACCCTTTCGCCGTTGGTGTGCATTGGATGGAATGGCGCAGGATGCGGAAACTTCAGCGCATGATCAGAAAGTGGATTGGTCTCGCTTGTAAGAATCCACAAGGGACCGAGGCCGAGATAGTCAAGGAGTGGAGCAGTGAACTCCGCGACATTTACGGCAAGTAAAAAACTTTTGTGTGTGTCGGCCCGTCCCCTGTGGTGGGGGGCGGGTTTTCTTTTGTCCGCAAGCAAAAAAGAAATTCTTTTTTAGTTGACTTGCGTGAGAAAAACACCAAAGAGAAAAACGCTCTAACTCGTTGAGTAGTAGGGGGTTAGCGCGATTCGCGGGGCCGTCCGCGCTAACTCGTTGAGTATCAGTGAGTTACAGAGGTTTTTTCTCTACTCGATAAATCGCGGCGAGTCAAGCCTTTTATTGCGCTATTTGGCCTAAAATGTCCTGACCTACATATTAAGCGGAAATACCTTGACCTACATATTAAGGAGAAATGTCCTGACCTGCATATTAAGGCCGAATATGCTGACCTGCAAAAAAAACATTAAAAAACATTAAAAAAGGGTTGCCCCCAAATCATTTTCTGTCATAATCTCCCCAGTTGAGAGACAGACTCTCACAAACAAAAAAACCATTAATACCATGCTTATCTACGCAAAAAATAAAGTCGATTCCGAACAACTCGCTGGCGTTCAAACTCCCGAAGGGACTAGGTCTCACACTCCGATCCCTCATCACAACTTGGTGAAGATGACTCGCAAGGCTCTTGACATCGCAGGTCTTGAAGTCACCGAAGAGGAACACGCTCTTGCCCGTGGTGGCTTGCGCTACTTCGGAGGTTTCGCCCTCAAAGGGATTGATGTATCTGGCGAAGATCGTCAAATCGTTTTGGGCCTTCGGAATGCTCATGACAAGTCTTTCGCTGCTTCGATTGCGGTAGGAAACAAAATGATGGTTTGTGACAACCTTTGTTTCTCCTCTGACATTAAGCTGGCTCGCCGTCATACCACCCACATTCTGGGAGACTTGCCCCGTGTCTTATCTTCTGCAGTCGCTCGCGTGACTTCGCATTGGCAAGATATGAGTAAGCGCATTTCGGCTTACCAGCAGACAGAAGTAAAAGATGCCGCTTCAATGATTGTCCAGCTTGTCGATTCTAAAGCTTTCCCAGCCCGTGACATTTACAAGGCTGTCGAAGAGTTCCGTAATCCTCGTCATGAGGAATTCAAGGGCGGTTCACTTTGGAGCCTTTACAATTCCGTCACTGAAAATCTAAAGGGTAGCGATTTGACAAAGCTTGCTGATCGCACGATGCGTATGCAATCCGTCTTCGATAAGTTCGCGAATCATTCGCCAGAGATCATCACTCAAGAGGACAAGGAGTCGGCCCTAGTTTTACCTGCATAATTATGAGGGAACAAGATAGAACATTTTTCGAGAGTGTGCTTTTCACTTGCCTTATTGTTTTAAGTGGACTCATCACAGCCTACGGCTTAATAGCCTTAATTAGAATGGTTTTTTGATTGACAGTCAGAAAAATACAGCCTCGCTTTCCTTAATCGGGAGCGAGGCTTTTTGTTTTACTCAGCTACGGAAAAACCTCTCTAACTCGTTGAGTATCAATGACTTAGGGCGATTCGCGGGGCCGTTTGGCCTAACTCGTTGTCGCTCAGTGAGTTACGCGGGTTTTCTGCTTAGTGTTTAATCTGCACAAGTCAAGCACTAAAAAATAATTAAAAAGAATTAAAAAAGCCTTGCCTCAAAATCAAATCCTGCCAAAATACTTTCGTTATGGGATTAGATCAATATGCAAACAGTCGGGACTCCAATGGAGAAAATTATGAAATCTGTGATTGGAGAAAGCACAACGCCTTGCAAGGGTGGATGCAAAAACTCTGGGCAATTAAAACTGGGAAGCCAGAAAGTGAATTGAATAGTGAAGCCTTGGAATTGACTGCCGAGGATTTAAAGATTCTCAAGTCAGTCGTCGAAGGTGGCAACTTGCCAGTAACTCAAGGTTTCTTTTACGGTGCTGACAGTAGCCAAGATGATTGGCGCAAAGAGAAGGATCTCGACTTTATCAAGGCGGCTTCCGAGGCGATTGATGGAGGGCAACAAGTTTTCTATTCTTGCTGGTATTAAATCTTAAATCAATAAACAAAATTATGTCACTACTAAATAAAGGCAACGCCAAAACACTCAAGGGCGAAAAGGTCGGGTTTCGAACCTTCGGACTCCATCTATCCCCTGCCGATAAATCAGGATTCAACGTCTGTCAATGGTCAAGCGCGGGATGCCGTGCCGCTTGCCTAGATACTGCAGGGCGTGGTTGTATGTCCAACGTCCAAACCGCTAGAATCGCAAAAACCAAAAGATTCTTTAAGGACAACTTTGCTTTTATGTCTGATCTTAGGATCGAAATTGGCAAGGCTATCAAAAGCGCAGCAAGGAAAAACTTAACTCCTTGCTTCCGTCTTAACCTCACAAGCGACATTCCTTGGGAGAATATCCGAAAGCATAGGGCTGATAAAATAAACGTCATGGAAGAGTTCCCACAGGTGAATTTTTATGATTACACAAAGGGCTTTTATAGAATGAGAGCTTGGCTTGATGGCAAAATGCCTGATAACTATCATCTAACATTCTCCCGCAGTGAAGTAACTAGCGATAATAAGATGAAAACAATTCTTGCGTTAGGCGGGAACGTCGCGGTTGTTTTCCGAGGAACACTTCCTAAAACTTATCTTGGCTATCCCGTAGTTAATGGGGATGAAAATGATTTGCGGTTTAAAGATCCCAAGGGCGTAATCGTCGGGCTAGTCGAGAAAGGTCTTGCGAAGAAAGACGAAACAGGGTTTGTAGTAGAGCCATAAGATATGTTTGAATTGTTTATAAACTTAGCCGTCTGCTTATTAATCTTACTAAGAAGAGACAGATGAAAGAAGACACTGCAGGAAAGAGCAACAACTAAAACAAAAATAAAATGGAACCAATAAAACCAGACTTCTCAGAAGCAAATAAGTTCGCTACCTTAAATAGAGGATTCACAGATCAGTTCAACAGAGCCTACAATGATTTTTGGCGACGTAGAAACATGGAAGTCCCTGACCCTTCTTGGTTCGGGGATAGGAGAAAGCGAGAAAAAGAAAAGAAGATTAACCAAACAGAAAAGAATACAAAATGAACAAAACAATTAAACTAACAGGCCGATTCCCCAACACTTTTAGAGTAAGGGAAGCGGAGGACTCATCCTTTCACGCTGGCCGAGCGAGTGACTACGCTTTCGAGTGGGACGATGGAGAAAAGAAGCATTTCATTCGCATCTCTTTGCGCACGGCAAAAAAGCTTACCAAAGTATTTGAAAAGTTCGGCTATAAGCAAATAAGATAATTATGGCTAAAAATTATAAGCCTCGCTATGATTGGTACAAAGGAAAGCCAATAGGGATAGATGATAAACATGGGAACCCTATAAAAGAGGGCGACATCGTTTCAATTAAAGAAACAAAGATTGTATCTAGTAAAAAAAAGAAGCATACTATAGAGCAAGTCGTTGAATATAGCGAAGAATTTTGTGCGTTTACTCTCTATGCATTTCTTTTCCTCGTTAAAATCTCCCCCGATTCTCATAATGTTGGTTATGAATTTGAAATAATAGGGACTCGCAAAGAAGAGGAATAAAACCCTCCTAACTCGTTGAGTATCAACGGGTTACGCGGGGCGGCGGGGCGGATCGGCCTAACTCACTACTAATCAACGACTTACAGCGTTTTTCTTTCGCGGCTATTAGGCACAAAAAAAACCTGCGATTACGCGGGTTGCTTATTTATTGGGCTTTATTTGGACCTGCATTTATTTGGGGCAAATGTCACGACCTAGGGTTTGTTCTCTTATTTGTATCTTACGTTATAGTTCTACTCCCACCTTCGGTGGGAGTCAAGGAAAAAATCGCGCAGCATGTAGTAACACTATACGCTTTGTGTTATTTGGGGTCTTTCCGTTGACCTGCGCTTATTTACGGTTATTTGATTGACCTGCGCCTAATCGCTTATTTAGAATGTTTCGGTTGACCTGCGGTTATTTGCGGCCTTTCGGTTGACCTGTGTTTATTTGGGGTTATTTGCTTGACCTGCATATTATCTGATCGAGTAATACTACCTCCTCTATTCGCTCCTTATTATCTAAAATGGCTTGTTTGTGGAATAAGACCTCGCCCTGCGCTTATTTAGGCTTTATCCCACGACCTGCAATTGTTTCGCCTTATACCATTTCGGTGGTTCGCCGCTCTTCCACTTCGCCATGTATGATTTGTCGTAGCAATAGTACTCTCTATATTGTTCGATTACCCCTAGGGAGTCGAAGCCGTCCACTTGGCGGCAGTGCTGGTCTTGGCCAATCGCCACTGTGAATTCAGTTTGCTCCTCTTTATTGAATTTTAATCTGTGCCTGTTCTCCAACACCCAAGCAAAAGTACTCACGCTCTTGTGTATCCTGCCATACCGTTTCGTATACTCACAAAACAAAGCTGCTGTATGCTTGAGCAACCAATCGAAATTACCCCTTGACTCCCTAGCCCAAACAGAAGAAGGGTGGTTGTAATGAGTCTTTTTATATGGTGCTTCTATGCCCTGCATCCAAAACGCCGTGCAGAGTAACTGATTAGATTCTAAAATCATTTTAACACAATGCTTGTCACACTGTTGTTGGGCGGCGATCTCTGGGTCCGAGTCAAGGATGAATATGTTCATATGTGTTTGTAAATTGAATTGGGGCAGGAGTCAAGCCAAAGCACACTCAACAGGAATCGAACCTGTAACCTACGCATTAGAAGTGCGTTGCTCTATCCAGTTGAGCTATGAGTGCTTTTTGTTTTGTTTATTTGCTGGACGAAGTAGATGCGGCGGGATTCGAACCCGCACTTGAGCGATTTTAAGTCGCTTGCCTCTACCAATTGGGCTACGCATCCATCGTACAAAGCAATATCAAAAGGGTTATTAAGATGACAACAAATGATTGAATCTCGTCCATTGTGAATTTAAAATGTTTTAAAAGATAAAAAAAGGTATTTAATTAATTAAAAAGGGCAAATCGTTCTCAATTCTTCAGTTTCCACCTTTTCATGATACCTACAATGATCTCTTTGATATAAACCCCTATGTATATGTAGTATATTAGTTATCTTCAAACGTTGGTTTGTATATTTAATAAATGATTACAAAGAACTAACTAAATAAATCATAAGGGTAATGACCTTTATCTTCTTCACTACGGGCATTGTGAATTATACGTTGATTTACCTGACGTAGTTTTTCCTTTGCTTCTGGTTCTCTGTCTCCTAGTAGGAATTCTATCTCGGACAGGGCATCTAAGATATCAAACAATAAATTCTTATTATGTTGTTTCATTGGTCGTCTGTCCAGTCTTGGATTGATCCTTCACCATAGCCAGTATGTTCTCCTAGGTCTTCAAAGGTGAACCCATTCATCTCTGTGACTTCGGTGTTACGTCTCATGTGTGTGGTCTTTTCGTATGTTGGTTGGGGGATGGCAGCGTTTTCCCAAGGTGGGATTTCACTGCTATCGAAGTATTTCTCTACTGTCGAGCCAAGGTTCTCCCCGACTAAAACCTCAAAATCATCCATAATCTTTGCATAAGCATCGTCTATGGAGTCTGCATCCACTACCTTACTAAAAGAAACTTTAATCTTCATTGATTAGAATCTTTATGGCTCCTCTGAACCCCTTTAGGGTAACAATATCACCTGCTTTAGTTTGGTGCTTTAACTTAGTGATAGATATTCTTTTATCTCCCCTAGTCTTAGCCTTATAGAATGTAACTTTAGCTTCGGTTCCATCAGGATACTTGCCCGAAACTAAATGCTTTGCACCACATTCTGCTTCTGAATAATCAAAAGAGAACTTCTTGGCCAATTCACAAACTGATTTGTTTGCATCGATAATACTCTTATTGAGCATGGTTTCTGTTATGTTTATTTTTGCTTTCATTGAATTTCGTGGGTAAATGTGATTGCTTCTATCTCTACACCGTCTATGAGCTTACCAATTAAGTCTCCCTCATCTTTAAGATCCTGCATTTCGAAGTATCTAGATACGGTCCCATCTAATGATGATAGATCGAAGTCTTTAGGGTCTTCTGGGTTGAAGTGCTTGATGTCCTCAGAGAACTGATCGTCCCCCAACCAGCAGACAGTCTTAGTATTGTCTTCCGCGTCTGTGACTATTATGACTTGACTCTTCATTTTTGCTTAATAAACTTTTTGTGTTCTTCTTTTATGATCGGCACAACCATATGCTCTACCAACCTGACTAATGCTTCCTCTAGATTATCATCATTAAGAACGTTGGATAAACCGCTGACACCAAGGGCTGCGTGATGAACTTCATGCATGAGAGTATCCAATTTCTCCTCTGCTGACAAGGATTTTCTAATACAAATAACTCTTGCATCAAAATCCATTACGCCGAAGTCTTCGATTTCTTTTGAAATGATCTTAAATTCCATGCCCCCAATCAAAATGTAGGGGGGGAGCTTATATTGTTTTTTCTTTTGTGCCATTAGTTTATTCTTTCTAATACTTTTATACCTTTACCAGTGATCTCTCTCTTACCATCTATCTTCATAAATCCATTCTTAAGTAGGTGGATCTCAGCATCTTTCTGGACAGCAGTTCTTGACATCCCAGTAACAGCGCAAAGCATTTGTAGAGTGCAAGCCCCTCGCTCCTTGAGAATCCTCATCACTTGAAGCTCTGTGGCATTGATACCGAATGGCATGATGCCTAGGAGATCGCGTAATTTATTCCAGTCTTTTCTAGAGAAGGTGGATTTGTTATTGACTTCCGCAAACGCTTTGATCTCTAAAGCTCTTTTGATTGCAGATC